TGGGGTAAAAAGAAAATGACACCGAAAGTAGAAGATATGAAAAAAGGCACTTGTGGTTGCGGTCGATCACCAACTGGTGATTGTATTGGCTGGCACGGACTTAACGAAGAACAGCTAAAAGCTGCTCAAGAAAAGTATCAAGCAGAACAAGCACAGGCTAAGTAATACACTGGGGGTTTAGCTCATCTGGGAGAGCATTAGCTTTGCAAGCTAAGGGTGATCGGTTCGAGTCCGATAACCTCCACCAAGTAATGCCCACTTGGCACAGCTGGTAGCGCAACTGACTTGTAATCAGTAGGTCGGGAGTTCGAATCTCTCAGTGGGCACCAATTTCTATGGTCGGGTGGCAGAAGCGTATGCGCTGGATTGCAACTCTAGACAAGTTAGGTAACAACTAACCCCGACCTCCATTTAACCAAAAAGACTTGACATTGTCTATAAAGATGTTATACTAGTTTTGTTGTGTAGCAATACACAACCGGTGAAGCGAAGGGTAGATGAGAATAGACGCACATTAGCTTCCAATGCTAATGAACTTAATAATGGCAAACGTCTTGAAAACGTTTCGTGCTTGAGTGAGCCGATATCTATATACCTGTTTGTTGTTGATCGGAAATATTCAGGCCTCTGTCGCCTGTTTATTGAATGTTGTCAAGGAGATGCCTTTGGCTATCCGTTTGCATATTGTCCGGTCTATTACTTGACCTTTCGTCGATCCGTCATAATTTTAAAAGGCACAAAAATGAATATCACACTAAGAAAAGCAAACGCATTGCAAAACAGCATTCAAGATGCAGTAAAGAACATCAAAGTTGATCTCAATGTTGAGATTAACGAGTTCCAGAGCGTAGAAGACGTTCTGGCCAAGGCCAACGCAGAGTTGATCGAAAATGACACTCGTCGTCAGAAATTGACAATGGCTCTGTACAACATCCGTGCCCTTATTGGTACGGCAAATGCCGCAAGTGGCATCAGCACAAGCCTGGCAAAGGCAGCGTTTATTGATAAACGCATCGCTCAACTTGAGCAACTAGCTGGCGCAACAGCAATGACAGACCTTGATGTTATCAAAGGTAAACTTGATAAGATCAAGAATGACAAGGGTGAAAACTCTCGTCGTAGCATCTACGGTTACAACGACACCGTAACTACATCTGTTCTTGGAAAAGATCAGATTAAACAGGCTAAGGACGAAGTTCTTAACCTTAAAAAACAAAAACAAAAACTCAACGACGAAATTCTTGAGTTTAACGTTAAGACAGAGATTCCTTTGTCTGACGACACAGTAGCAACTCTGCAGGCAGAGAAGTTACTGTAATAGCTGACGCGGGTTGGAGAAGTGGTATCTCGGGAGTCTCATAAGCTCCAGATCCCTGGTTCAATTCCAGGACCCGCAACCAACAATATATTGTAAATATAGTTTACAATGCGGGGTTCGTATAGTGGTAATACCTCAGCCTTCCAAGCTGATGCGGAGAGTTCGATTCTCTTACCCCGCTCCAAACATTTATGCTACCAGTTATAGAAGAAAACAATCTAGCTCGTAAATTTAATTTTAGTTCACTGATTACTAAGAATGATGATGCAGAGGCCTGCGGAATTATTAAAGGAATTATTGAAAGCGGAAATTATTTTACCAACAGTCCAAAATATCAAACTAAAGAAAATATTTTTGCTCGTCCTGAACCAATTTGGTTAAAGTACAGGATGAGCTTTCTCTTTAGTGTGTTTATGTACTTAGGTCGAGAAGTTCGTGTTAACGAAATGATGGCCTGGTCGTTTATGACAAATCTTGAGGGTGCCGAAAATAGAGATAATCTTTGGCATCATCATTGGCATCCAACTAGTCCGACTTCAAAAATGATGAGCGGAATTTGGTATCTAAACATACCCGACGATGTAAAAGATCGAGATTACTGCGGAACTGAATTGGCTCCAAATGGTGTCAGTGACGAAGGAAAATTTTTTGTTCGACCAACTGACGGTAGCTGGCTAATATATCCTAGTGAAACTTGGCATAGACCAGGTATAGTCCAAAGTAACAAATACAGGTTTATTTTGGCTGTTGATGTTGAGTATCAACCTTGACAATACATTAACATTGTGCTATAATTAACGTATGTCAAAAAATGATTTAATCGAATTAACAGGAACGGTAGAAGAAGTTTTGCCTGGCAGTATGTTCAGAGTAAAACTAGACAATATGTCTAGTACAATTACCTGTTATACTGGCGGTAAACTCAAACAGCACAAGATTAAAATTATCTTGGGCGACCGTGTCAAAGTAGAAGTCAGCGCCTATGACCTTACCAAAGGTCGTGTAACCTACAGGATGTAAAATGGACATTATTGTGACTGCTCGTAAGAGCCCTACTAGAGCTCTCATCGAGAACTGTCTTGAGTTCTACAAGCGAGAATTAAAACTCACTAATAGTTCTTACAGTCTTGTGGTTATGACAGACCGTGGAATGGGCACCAAAGAAGGTATGAGAGGTGTTGTTTATAAACTAGGACCAAAGGTAATTGGTATGGTCATAGACACAGCACTTGATATGGAAAGATTAATTATTACTATGGCACACGAAATGGTTCACGTTAAACAATATGCTCGTGGACAGATTAAGCATAGTAAAAGTATGAAATCTAAATATTGGATGGGCAAAAGGGTTCGAGCAGACTACTATGACCAACCTTGGGAAATTGAAGCATATAGTAAAGAAAGAGTATTGGCAAATAAAGTGTTTGCTATGTTAAATGAAGATAAAAGATGTACGAAGTTAAATGGAAAGACACAGCGGGCAAAGGCTGTGCAGAAGAAGTAAAAGATCTATCGGAAGCATTAGCTTTCGCAAAAGAATTGGGCATACTGGTTACTATAAACGGTGACGGTATGGAAATAGTAGGCGTGTTCGGCGCCGATTCAGTAAATAACGGTAAGTTACCAGATGGTACTAATTACAGTTGGTATAAAAGGAGAAGACCATGAAACGTGTAATTGAAATTCGTGCCGCAGAAGGCGGTGAAGATAGTAAGTTGTTTGTCAGCGATCTAGCTCAAGCATACGAAAAATTAGGAACCAAAAAGGGTTGAACTACCCGCCTGATAGATGTTCGTCTTGGCGAGTGTTCAATACTTGTTGAGGGCGCAGATCTATCCGGCTTAGACAATGAGCCCGGTGGTCACAGAATCCAGCGAGTTCCTCCTACGGAACGCAAGGGCCGAGTCCATACTAGCACCGTTACAGTTGCCGTCATAGACCGCACAACTGAAATGAGATCAGTTGCTATTGCCAAAAACGATTTAAAAATCGAATGGTATAGCGGTACTGGTGCTGGTGGACAATATCGGAACAAGCACCAAAATAGCTGCCGTATCACACACCTTCCTACAGGTATCACAGCCAAAGCAGAGTGCCGAAGTCGCCAAAATAGTCTAGATCAGGCTATGACTGCTATCCAAAATCAACTTGACGAAAACGCTAAAAGATCGTATAATAATACTGTAGCAAGCGATAGAAAAGCCCAAGTTGGGTCAGGGATGCGAGGAGACAAAATTCGCACCTATCGCTTTCAAGACGATGTTGTACAAGATCACATAAGTGGCAAAAGAGGCAGCGTTAAGAAAATTTTAAACGGAAACTTCGATTCACTTTGGAACTAATATGTCAAAAGAAATCCCAGAACATCGTGACCAGCTTGGCCGTATTCTAAAAATGGGCGACTGTGTTGCCTATCCACAGAGCAATAGTCTAGTCATTGGTGTTGTTCGTAAGATCAATCCTAAGATGATCGGTGTTCGTCGAATTGGCAAAAACGGGTGGGGATCAGAGAAAAACAAATATCCTATCGATTGTGTTAAACTTGACGGCCCCGAAGTTACAATGTTTATTATTAAAAATGCAGGGGAACGGTAATGGAAGATAAAGTTTTCTTCGGAACCATTCTTGCTATGTTTGCTCTGATGTGCGGACATCCTGGTTGGGCGTTCCTAATCTTCTTGTTTGCGATTTTTTAAGGAGAATATTATGCCTTGTCGTGATTATGAAAGTGATAATGGTTATAGCCGTGCAGACGAGTATAAACGTCAATGCGACAAACTTGCTCGAATCGCCTGTGCAGCTATGGAAGAACTTGTTCGTCAAGGCAAAGAAGATTTTCTTGTTTTGAAGAATCCAGAAGTTGCTGAATGGTGGGCTTCTCACGTTAAAGCAGACCGAGCAGAAAAGGCTCGCATCGCTGAACAAGAGCGCCGTGAACGTGTAAAGAAGGAAGCACTGGATCGCCTAACAGACGAAGAAAAAGAGTTGCTAGGTTTGAAAAAGCCTGCGGCTAAGAAACACAAGAAGTATAGTCCATCAAAAGAAACATACTCTATCGAAGTTGAAGAAATGGATTTAGACGAGTGGACTAAAAATGAAGTTGAAGATATCAGCGATATGCTGGTAGATTTGAAAGAACAATACCTAAAGGTATTTGAACAAAACGATAAAAGGTGGAAATGATGAATCCGTGGATCCAAAATGTATCGCTCAGCGATGTAAAGAAAGGTCATCACATCGACGCAGGCATTAACAGTATGCTGATCCAGATCGTTGACCCTGCTATGGAGTTTCCTACTCCTAGCTATCAGTTTAGGGAAGTGCATCAGTTTGAGTTTCTTGACATTGAAGAAGATGGTATGACCAACCTTGGTGATGGTGTTATGCGTGATATGAGCGAGTTTGCTATCACACAGGCTCAAGCTGATCAACTAGTTGAACTACTACAACGAGCATTTGAGGATCGAATGAACGTTGTTGTTCACTGTGTGGCAGGTGTTTGCCGTAGTGGTGCTGTCTGTGAAGTTGGCGTAATGATGGGTTTCCGAGATACTGAAGCCTTTCGTAGCCCTAACCTGCTGGTCAAGCACAAGATGATGAAGAAACTAGGTTGGACCTATGATGAAAACGAGCCTCACACTATCAACGGTGTGACTCTACCTTCGGGCATCATAGTTCCTCCTAAGACTGTAGATTGGACTAACGACAACGAAAAAGTTTTTACACTTGCGGCAGAACGTCGTGAGCGTAGAGAGCGTGAAGGAGATATCTAATGTACCTACACAAAGACGATTTAAAACTGATCAGTGAGATTGTAGCAGAGTTTCCAGACGTAGAAACTTTTAGACTAGAAAGCGATAACTCTAGCGGCATTGGTGCTACGCTGGATTTGTTTATAACTACAAAGGTTATGGGCAGAGATGCCGAAATTAAGTTTGAAATTTCCGGAGTAGAAAACTGGTAAAAAGTGTGGCTTTTTAGCCACTTGACAGTTTGGCTTTCTGGTGCTACAATATACATATACTGAAACAACAGGAGAGCGAAATGGAATACACTCTAAGAATCTACAAACAAGACAAACGTCTTACTCGTGTTTCTAAGTACGGTAGCCGAAATAAAGTAGGTCTCCGTTGCGTTGGAACATACGAGTTTGATCGTAAGGATGATGCTAGTATGGATCGCGAAGTTCGCGAACTCAAGCATCTGTATCCGGAACCTATGTTTCAAATCGAGTATTCAGCAAAATACAAAACTGTTAAAAATTTGATGACCGGTAAAGACATCCAAATTGACGCAGACACTCCTCGGTGTTGCGATCCTAGTTCGGAGGCATACTGGTCAATGTAAAGGACCAGTATGAAGTTGATAAAATTAGACCGCAGACACAATCTGTATCACAAAGGCTATCGCTATGCTTTTTTGATCGACAGATTTAGTTCTGAATCTAACAAGATAGAAAAGGCTGTAAAAGAGTTAGAAGGCTGGCGTTGGGATATGACATTCTGGGGCAAGCCTAAAATGAACGAACGGGGCTATACTAGCAGACCCTACTATGTAGGGATGAGAAACGAATCAACTGCTACAATGGCATTGTTAAAACTTTAAGAAAGGAGGGCACTATGCCTAGCGTATTTTTAGTGAGTGATACGCACTTCGGCCACGCTGGCGTGTGCCGTTTCACTCGAGATGACGGAGTTACAAAGTTAAGGCCGTGGGATGATCCTGCGGAAATGGACGAAGCTATGGTCAAGGCTTGGAACGAACGTGTCAAGCCCGCTGACAAGGTTTACCATTTAGGTGACGTTGTTATTAACCGTAAGGCATTAGGTATCTTACATCGTTTAAACGGTGATAAGGTCTTAATCCGTGGAAACCACGATATCTTCAAGGATGAAGACTACAGACAACATTTTCGAGAGTTACGTGCATACCACGTTATGAACGGAATGATCTTAAGTCATATTCCTGTACACGAAGCAAGTTTAGGTCGTTTTGGAGTTAACATCCACGGACACTTACACTCGGGTCGTGTAAAGAAGGCACGTGGAGTTGATGCTAAGACCGGTGCTGTATTATACTCAGATGAGATCGATCCAAGATATCATTGCGTATGCGTAGAACAAACACCCGACTTTGCACCTATCTTATTTGAAGATGTGTTAAAGCGTATCCAAGAAGAAGGTGGAGTTGTTGGTTTTAAGAACGGCAACGGACCTACAATGTAGGATTAACTGCGTAGTTTATAGGGCTCTTCGGAGCCCTATTTTTTTGGCTGGCATAAATATAATGAATAGGAAATTTCCAGGAGTTATAATATGCCTTTACAAATTCGCAGAGGTACTGAAGCAGAACGATTAGCAATGACGCTACCGTTAGCGGCAGGTGAATTAGTCTATGTTACTGATACGCAAAGATTACACATAGGCAACGGATCCACTTTGGGTGGCGTTGCTGTTACAGGTTTTACCGCAGAAGATGCTCAAGATGCTGCCGCTAGTTTATTCACTAACGGAACACATAATGGTATTTCTTTTGCATACAACGATTCAAACGATACAATTTCGGCGGTAGTTGAGTTACCGTCTACAATTACAGCAGATCTAACAGGTGATGTTACAGGTAATTTAACTGGAAATGTAACCGGTGATGTCACAGGTGATTTAACTGGAAATGTAACTGGTGATGTTACTGGAGATGTAACAGGCAATTTAACTGGAAACGTTACTGGAAATGTAACTGGCAATTTAACTGGAAACGTTACTGGAAATGTAACTGGTTTCCACACTGGGGATTCAAAAGGTTCAGTATTCGGCGACGATAGCTCGATATTAGTTGACGCTGTGCAAGGTAGAATTGTTTGTCCTGTGTTTGCTAATGTAACAGGAAATGTTACAGGAAATCTAACAGGAAACGTTACTGGTGATGTTACAGGTAACGTTGATGGAGATTTAAATGGTAATGTTACAGGTAACGTTACTGGAGATGTTACTGGAACGGTCACTGGAAATGTAACTGGCGATGTTGCAGGTGATTTAAAAGGCAATGTATTAGATAGTAGTTTTAATGTAATTCTTGACTCAGCAGCCAATACAGTTACTTCTACTTTCTACGGTGACCTACATACGTCTACTATCTGGGGTAGCGACTTCATTGACATTAAACACGAGACAGCAGGTAATGCTACAACTGTACGTAGATTTATGGAAGTGCCAGGAAATCACTCTTCTGTATTTGCAATATCAAATGGTTCTTATTCAACTGGTGAAAATTATAACATCTCAAGAGGTACTACTAGTTCTCCAACAACAATTCAAGTAGGTGATACCTTAGAAGCTAAAGTTATTCAAGCCTACGACGGAAGTAATTATATACCTGTTGCCTATATTGCAACAGGTGTTGATCCATACGGTAGCGTTTCAACTGGTGCCATCAGCGGATCAATAGGATTAACTGTTATTACCGATGGTAACCCAATGAGTGTTAGCAAAACACTTTTTATGGATTCTAGAGGTTACGTTGGAATAAACAATGGATTTACACAACCTTCTGCAACATTAGATGTTAATGGTTTTGCTAAACTAGCTGTGCTAACTGCGGCCCCTGCTTCTCCAGCGAACGGTATGGTTGCTATTGCCGATGGTACATCTTGGAATCCTGCAGGTACAGGTAAATCAGTAATGGTTGTTTATCTAGGTGGCGGTTGGAGAGTCGCTGCTACTGCACCATAATTTATTTTTAGGGTCGTAATACCCCCCGACTTGATATCTTAAAGGTGGAGAGTCGGGTAAAATTATATTCTTATTTTTCCATACATCTCTTCTAATAACTTGATTTAAAAAATTAGTAATTCCATCTGGGACAAAATCGCACCAAGGCCCAGTACAAAGTTCTTCCATATCAATATTAGTTTCATCGCACCATTGAATTATTCTTATATACTTGTCGTCAATTTTTACAACTATGTGATATATGTTATTGTCAGCATCTATTATTTCAAAGCTCTTATTGTTTGTCTCGGCCCACACCTTTGCCGCTTTAAAAATGTCACTAACAAAAATTTGATCATCAGTGGCGTTTCTTCCAATTTCACTGCCGGCTCTAATTCTCGAATGTTGACACCAATTAGTGGTTGTAATCTCTGTTAAAATATAATCCAATTCGTCCATACTGACCATAGTATAACCAACATAAGAAAGTCCGTTGATATATTCGTTGACATTTAAAATTCCTTGTATTTGTTTTTCACGAACTTTGGAATTTCCAATGTAACTAGGATGATTTAATCCTATAGTAACCGTCATATCAACATTAGCTGAAGCAAGATTTTTTACAAAATCAACATCGGCAAACTTAACTCCGTTGGTTAATATTTGTGGCATTTTACCTAGTCTACTAATTTCAACAACTAGATCCTTTAGGTCTTTTCTTAAACTTGATTCGGCGCCAGCAAGTATAATATGATATAAACTGTCAGGGTATGTTTTAAATCTATCTACGAGTTCGTTTAAAGGAACATCTTTAATTTTATTATCGGGTAAATGATAACAATGAGGACATTCTAAATTACATCTATCTGTTACTTCTGTTAGAATATAACTATCAAAGTTCCACATAGTATCCATATTCTTAATTAATCCGTGATAAAACTCTGCATCATTTTCTATTAGATGATGACTAATTCCGTGTATTGCACAATGTTTAGATATATAAATTTTATTTTCTAATTCATATCTATATGCAGGAATATGATAATGGCATTGATGACATAGACTAACTGTTGGAGATAAAGGTGTACCTCCAACATTTTTTATCGATGTTAAAATAGTATCAAGATATTGGTCTTTAAACTGATTTATATTTTGTATTATCATATGTAACTGAATTCTATAACAAAGACTATTCTAGGACTATCTGCTGTGTGTTCAGATACAGTATGCCAAGCTCTGGTCTCGTGAAACAAAAGATTTCCTTCTTTGACATTTTGCCAAGAAATATTTTCAGGAAGTATTTCGTTATTTCTAGCGTGAGCCCATCCATCTTTTACTAGACCAAAATCTGCACTACCTTCTGGTGCAAGAGGATAGAATACTGCCATAGCATCGCTGTCAGGATCATGGTCGTGAACATTTCCAGAACAGCCTTTATAGATTTTATTAGTCCAAGCTCTGAAGTATGTAACTCCTGTTGCATTAGGTTTGCCAAAATAATCAGATACTGAGAGAGCCTGTTTTTCAAACCATTCCTTAAAAGGTTCGATACCGTCAACATCTTTAAATAAAAAATAATCTTTTAATCTAAATGTGCTTACACCTTCACCGTTTTGATCATCTAAACAAGGACATAAGTTCGGATCAGAAAACAATTTATCAAGACCTGCTGTAATTGCCGGGCTTTTATAAATTTGTTCATCTTCGCAATGTGTTCTTGCTATTTTATAATCAAATACTTTATAAAAATCTATCATATTCTTCTATCAATTGTAATTGTTGTAAAATTATTTTTAGATAAAATAACTTCTTTTATTTCTTGTGCTAGATATAACGGATCTAATTTATTATCAACGTCAAAGTCTTTAGACATTGCTGTATCGATCCACCCAGGTTTTATATTAATAATTTTGCAATTTTTTTTAAACAATTGTAATCTATAACACGCATCGTCAAGTGCTAATTTGTGAGTAGGATATAGACCAAATGTATCAACCGGGGCTAGTACATTAGGAGCAATGCTACTTATATTAACAATAATTTTATTTTGATATTGCCATTCTTTAAATAATTGTTCTAATAAATCAACCTGACAAAATTTATAGTATGCATTATTAATAAACACATCGCAATCTGACGATTCCATTACAATCTTATCTGGTTGTTGTATGTCGTAACCATTGGTCAAATCAAATCCAACTGCATTATCAAATAACTCAAATAATGCTTTGCCTAATCCAGACGAATGACCTGTTATTGCTACTTTCATTTTTCAATCCTTTGCCATCTAGGATACATATTTAAGACTTCATAAAATTTGTCAGGGAACAGTTCCCAAACTGTTTGCAAATGACCTCTATATTCTAGGTCTTTAATTCTTTTCATCATTCCGTGTTTTTCCATAAGGGGCCCAAATATATTATGAACTCTACGTTGTGTTCCCACTTTGCTTTCGTTGCTGGTAATGAATAATTTACTTCCCTGTGGAGCCCAATCAATACACACAGGTATTAAAAATTGTGCTGTTGGATTTTGATTTTCTGTTATAACAGATTTTGTACGTAAAGCAGAGCCATATACACCATCTAACTGATCTGTGAACACACAGGTTCGTACAGCAATGCGGTATGCGTTCTCTCCCATCTCAGGAAAAGAATGTGCGCCTACTGAGCCTACGGCCTTATTGTTGTAGTAAAGAATCCACACGCACCATTCTTTTTCTTTAGCCAAACTGTCTACTAACATTTTTTGGCTTGCATTATTTTCAAAGCCTCTTTGTTTTGCAGACTGATAAAAATCTGTAAGATCAAGATCAGCAGACCATGGTATTACTTTAAACATTTTACCTTCTCTATAAAATCTGCAGGATAATTTGTTCTAAAACTTTCCCAACACAGTTGCTCCATAGTTTCAAATGTTTGAGGAATATCCCATTCTATTCCCAGTACGCTGATATGTTTTCTCATTTCGTCTTGGCGAGTAGAATATATATGACTTTCTACATCAGCGATACTAAAGTAAGGTTCTGTTGATCTGTAGGAAAAAAAGTAATTAATGCTTTTTAATTTTCCGTCAACGACAAAATAACTGCTAGGATGCATACTATACTTGTATATGCCTAAGCGTTTATGTGCCTTAATGATCTCTATCATTTGTTCTTGCCAGTCTGGAAGCACTTTGTCAAAATTATTATGATCACAGCCTGCACGTTCCCAAAAGTCAGGACCGTCAATTTCTAAATACAATTTACGAGATTCTAAATCTATTTTTAAAATTTTAGGAATTAAATCTGGAAATGCATTGCGCATTTGGGTTATGTAGTTCACTTCACGCAACCATTTTTCTTCCATCTTATCCGGGTCAACAACTTGGTTTTGACCTCGATGATATTCAGTATCATTATAATACCATTGTACAAATGTTTTTTTGTCTTTAGATATAAGACTCGTATAGATTAAATTGTTTCTACACAGGCCGTGACCTGGGACATTGTTGTAATAATATTCGTAGTCATTCATTTAAAAAACTCGGAAACCTGCAGAACATATCTTGTTGTATATCCTATATTAGCAGATCCGTGATATGCCTGTGGTCTTTTGTAGGCAAATACATCCCCTGCTTTATAGTCAGTTATTAATTCATTATCAATTATAAAAACGTGACCGGGTTCGTAATCAGTCCAAGGCATCCAATACCTTATTACATTTTTTTCAACGTCAGGATCTTCGTGCATATTCATATATTGTGAAGGATGCATCTTTACCAACCACCAGTAATAATCATCGCTGGTTAACCAAGGAGGAACAATATCAAAAGGAACATCGGTATGTTTGAAATACCAAAAATGAACAGCATTCATATCATAGCCGTTTTCTCTGGCTTTCTGATATACCCTTGTATGATATTCATCAATAGGTATCGATGGAGGTCTAGGTTGACCTTGCGTATTCTTAAAAAATTCAAACCATTCGGGTTTGATCCAGTCTTTATAATTTCCAATGTATCGTAAGCTCATGTCAATATTTAGCGAGTGCATTTTTACCATCATAAATATGTGATGATCAAGGGTATTAATAATAAACCGTATTTTGACTTAGAATCTTTTTTAGATATGAAGGCTTTCGAAGAATTACAGCCTGAAATATATCGAGGATTTGCAGAAGCAAGAGAGTTTGCTAAAGAAGGAACTTGGATGGCTCCAGGCTTTACGTTTGAGAATATGAGCTACCCGATACATTGGAAACCTGTGTACCAAGCTATTCAAGAATTTTTAGCATTGCCAGACGACGATCCAATCAAGCAAGGCGGAATTGATTTATACAGAGACTTCGAAAACTTTGAAGTTCGAAATAAATTTACACGATACGTAAAAATGGCAATGGGTGCATACGACCCATACATATACTATTTCCTATGGGCGCAAGGCGATTGGAATGATCGAACCGCTGCTAGAAATATGACCCCCGAATCTAAGTATTTTCCTAATGTTGTTAAATGGGTAGAAAGTTTAGTCGATAAAGGAATATTTGATTACATTGGTCGTGTTATCTTTTTCCATTGCGAAGCAGATGGTATTCCATTTGAGCATCGAGACTTAGATGCTAAAAACGGTGTTAATGTTGTTAAACCACATCGCAACGAATTTATACATATTCGTCCTAATACTAAGAAAGCATTTTATATCTGGGATCCGGAAAAGAAAAACAAAATATATCTTAATACACGAGCAGCCTGGTGGAATGACGTTGACTGGCACGGTGGCGAAAGAATTATGGAACAATCTTATTCGTTGAGAATTGACGGAAAGTTTACAGAAGAATTTCGTAAACAATTAGGCATAAGCCATTTAGAAAGTTATTGACACAATATCAAATGGAATGTGAGAAATCTTTTCCATTCGTAACTTGGTTACTCTAGCAGTAGGGAATATATCTTTTAATTGATCTTTAATTTCTTCGACTGTAAACGCTGATCTTAAAGAATTTATAAAGTCTGTTACTACAAGCAAATCTTCGCCTTCTGTAGTAAAGTTAATAATTTTTTCAAGGTCTTCTTCTGTTTCTGGACGCAGTATATCAATTATGAAAATCTGCGATGTGTCAGTGGTTAAAGATTTTACAGTATTCCAAAATTTAATAGGATTGTGCATATGATGCAACACATTGTTAGACATAACCCAATTATACTTTCCAGACACATTAGTAATATCAGACTTGTTTAGTTTGATACGATTAGTTAATCCTGCCTTACTAATATTATCTTTTGCAATATCCATCATTGCATCAGACCCGTCATATGCATCAATAGTCACATCGTATGATTGGCATATTTGCACATCAAGTATTGCAGGGCCACAGCCAAGGTCTACAATAGTGCCATTAGGGATCTTAAAGTTAGCCAGTGTTTCCATAAAGAAAGCTCGGAGCCCTTCAGCACCAGGCGAATCTGCATATGCCTTACATTGCTGATTGTCGATCATTAATTCAGGTTCTACCTGCCTTAACATACTACATTTGCTCCAATAATAATTCTATCGCTTTGATCTAAATTAGGCCTAGTTTTATGTTTCAACCAGCCTGGAAATAAAATTACATCGCCTTCTTCTACAATTATTTCTTCGTCGAACCAAGAGCCATAATTATCTATATTACTACAGTCTATTGGTTGATGTTTAAGTAAAGTTTCTAATGGGTTTTCAAATACTATGTTACCGGAGTTAGTAGATTTTTGAAGATAAAAACTTACGGTAATTGGTATGGGACTATGATTGTGTATATCAATAAAAGAACCGTGCTTGTAAATATTCGCCCACATTTCAAAAATTTGAGGTTGTCGATTTAAATCATAGTTTAATTCTTTCCAATAGATATCGATATGTGTTTTTAAAAAATCTACATAAGATTGTAATTGCGGCCAGGTATGTAAATTTCTAACAGCATTATAAGAACATAACCCTCCGTGGCGCATTGAATCTTGATTGTTCAATTTAGTTTTTTCAAATACAGAATCAAGCTCTGGCAATAATTCTGTTTTTAATAGATTTAAATCGCCAGTGTATTTTGTCTTATAAATTTTAATAGGGTGTATTAATTCAATCATGCGGGTTCATCTTCCTAGCGTAATCCATAATTTCTTTAGTTTTCTTTAGTGTAAATTCTACACTATATATCTTAGGAATCTGTAGCCACATATCAATAATAGATACTAACTCTTTAAAAGATGCTTTATATTTGTCATCTATAAAAATAGGCCAACTTGAATTTTCACAGAACGCTAATTTTAAATAAAATATGTTTGTATCAGATT